AGAAGGGAGCGCACCCCCCGCCGCGGCCAGCTCCGGCGCCCGCAGCGAGGCCCGCGCGACCTCGCCGAGGCGTCTCCCACCAAGACGTATCTCGCGCCGGCGGCCGCGCTCCGAAGGCTCCGTCAGCTCGTGCTTCGCCGCCCGACGCCGCAGGAACGCGAGGACGATCGCCTCGACCTCCCGCCAGCCCTCGCCGGGACCCGGATGGACGACGACGAAGTCGACGGCGACGAGCGCGCCCGAATCCTCGCGAATCTCGTACTCGAGGGCGGGCGCCCCGCCGTACTGACCGATGCTGGTGACCACGGCCTGCACTCAGCCACCCCGCGCCTTCGCCGCCTTCGCCTCCTCAAGCCAGCGCACCAGCTCGTGCACTGGCCCGGCGACGCCGGCCAGGACCATCCCCGTCACGACGACGCCGGCGCCACCCCCCAGCTCGGCGCCGAGCACCGGTGACACCAGGTCACCCGTCAGCAGCGCCAGGCCGAAGCCCACGACGAGGGAAACAGCGAGCGGCACCACCCGCCGCACATCCTCGCCCAGCAGCGGCCCAGCCGCCGCCAGCACCGTCTCAGTCAGCCGCTCCGTCGCCGCCGCCAGCACCACGAGCACTATCAACGCGCTCTCCGGGCCCACCGCCCACCTCCTTGACCTGCCGCTGCTCCTGCAGCCACTGCACGAACTCAGCCTCCGCGTCGTCGCTCCCCAGGTTGCGCGCCGCCGTCCGCCGCGAGTGGACGCCGACGCCGACCATCGAAACCTCGTCCCGCACCTCCCGCGCCCGGTCCGTCGGCAGCAGCGCGCCGAAGACGACCCGCGTCTCGAACGGCGCGTAGTCCTGCCCGCCGAACTGAGTCAGCAGCCGCAGCACCAGCTCGTCCCGCTTGCGAAACGCCACCTCGCGGATCCGCCGCTTGCGCTCGACCTTCTTGACCAGCGGGTCGAGCTGCAGCTCCATCGCGATGCCGCTTAGGGCCGAGTCCGCCTCGCCGAAACTCACCCGCGGCGACTCAGCCAGGTCATGCGCCGTCCGGTAGAGCAACTCGACGTAGTCGCGGTGCAGCTGGACGCCGCCGCCCTGGAGCAGGTCGAGCAGGTACGCCTTCGCCGCCTCCGGAATCTCCCACACAGCGCCCGGCTCGACCGCGATATCGGCAGAGTCGCGCACGTTCTCGAGGACGGCGATCGGCGAGCCCGACAGCTCCATGATCATCGACAGCTGCGAGAAGGCGCGATTAAGCTCCCGCTGCGACTCCCGCACCGGCTCCACGTCCGAGCGGCCCCAGACCGACTTCGGAACCCGCACGTTCGGGTAAACGACGTAGGGCAGGAAGCCGTACGGGTTCGGCTTCGCCTCAGCGCGCCGGCCGTCCACGAACATCTCGAACGTCTCCGCCGTCCACAGCTCGACCACCCGATGGCGCTGCCGCCGCCCGCCGACGCCAGCCGTAACCGCCGCCGGCTGCTCGTCGACAACCGCGGACGCCGCCGGCCCGCCGCCGCGCAGCAGCGCCAGCTGCTCGTCGCCCACCTCGTAGCGCTGCGCCACCCGCCACGCCCGCGACGGGTCGCCAGGCCAGGTCCACACGTACAGGCCCTGCACGTCCGGCGCCGTCACCCGCACCCGCTTCGCGTCCACGTCCCACACGACCCGAAACGCGCCGTCGCCCAGGACGGAGCAGTCGACCTCGCTGTCGAAGTCGAGGCCGCCGACGTCGTTATCCTCGTAGACCCGCCGCAGCGCCCGCAGCGCCGGCGGCTCCTCCGCCCCGTCCACGTCGGCGATGACCGACTTCACGCCGCGCAGCGTGAACGCCGCCGCCTTCTCGATCACCGCCCGCGTGTAGTTAAAGACCAGGCGCCGCTCGCGCCGACGCGCCTGCCCCGCCCACTGGCGCCCCTCGAAGAACGCCAGGTTCTCCCGGTAGCGCCGCAAGCGCTCAACGTCGAGCCGCCCCAGCGCCTGGACGACGGCGACGCTGTCAACCGCCATCACGCAACCTGCCCCGCGCCACGCGCGGCTCGCCACCGGCCATCGCCCGGACGCACAGCGCCAGGCTCACGAGGTAGTCGTCGTGCCCCTCGCTCTCCTCCACATAGAAGCGCATCACCCCGCTCGGCAGGTACTCCGCCCGCGCCCTCTCGACCTCCCGCCAGAACGTCCGATACTCCTCGCTGCCATCCGCCGCGTACACGCAGCAGCGGCCGGACCGCACCGCCGCCAGCAGCCCAAACCCCAGCTCCGACTTCGAGCGCTGCGTGAAGGTCAGCCGCTCGACCCGAGACTCGCCCAACGCCGTCTGCAGATAGACGCCGGCGGCGTCGCCCAGGCCGGTCGCGTCGACCACGACGCGCTCCACCCGCCACACCCGCCGAAGCAGCTGCAGCGCCGCCGACCACATGTCCTGCACCCGCACGCCGGTCCAAACGTAGTGGCGCACGACGTCGACGGCCAGGCGCGGCTCGTCGCCCACCCCGGCCAGAGAAAAGACGCGGCCGATCGTCAGCACCGTCGCGTCGTGCGCCACCGTTCCGCTCAGCTCGCCGCTCCCGCCCACGTCCAGGCCGGCGACGTAGCGCTCGCCCGCAACGGCGCCGTCGCCGCGCGCGTGCCCGCCCTGAAGCACAGCCAGATCGTTCCCGCTGAACAGCCGCCCCAGGCCAGGAAGCGTCTTCAGGCAGTACTGCGTCTGAAACAGCGGGTGGTCCGCGCCCAGCCGCTGCCGCTCCGCCTCCACGTAGCGCCCGTACGGCTCGCTCACCGCAGCGACGACCTGCCAGTCGTACTCGAAGTGGCGCCGCACGCCGTCCCGCCGCTCCAGCGCCAGGTGCGCCTGCTTCGCCCGCTCCAACAGGCTCGCGTCATCCCAGGCCGTGCCGTAGTACACCGTCGTCGCCGCCGTCGAAGCGGCCATCGGCCGGAACTCCTTGTCGAACTTCTCGATGTCCACGTCCTGCGCCTCGTCGACCTCCAGAATCATGTCCGCCGTATGGCCGACGACGTTCGACTCCGGCTCCGCCGAGAGGAACACCATACGCGCCGTGCCCAACGACAGCGAGTAGCCGTCCTCACCCTCGACCACCTGCCCCAGGCCCGCCTCGCGCAGCCTCATCTCCAGCCGCCGCATCGACAGCAGCGCCTGCGGCCGCAGCGTCGGCGCGCACTTCACGCCCGTTCGCCAGGCGCTCCGCGCCGCGAAGTGCGCCAGAAGCATCATCTCCAGCCGCGCCGAGGTCTCGTTCTTGCCCGCCTGCCGCGCCATCATCACCGAAAATGACAGCCCGCGGTCACGAACGACGCTGTCGGCAATCGCCCGCGCGCACTCCAGCTGGTACGGCCGCAGCGGCGGCAACGACGCCGCGGCCATCAGCCGCCCCGCAGGAAAACCGAGACTAGGCCGCCGGCAAAAAGAAGGACGATGCCGAAGAGTATCTGGTCCTGACGCCCGACGACATGCCGCAGCTGCTGCTCCACCGCGTCCATCCGTTGGCTCACTAGCGCCCGGAACGTCCGGTCGTCGTCGGCCTCGTCATCAGCGCGCTGACGCTCGAAGACATCCCCCAGCGCCTCGACCAGCTCATCCGCCTCGGGCATCCGTCAGCTCCCCCAGGCTCCGCAGCACCGCCGCCAGGTTCTCAGACAGCCCCTTGCCGGCGTTCCCGCTCAGGCGGAAGTCGATGGCGACCAGCTTCCCCAGCGTCTCAACCAGCTTCGCAAAGACCTCCGGATCGCCCTCCGGATCGCCCGCCAGCTCGGCCAGCTTGACCCGCACGAGCGCGATCTCCTCGCGCACGCCCTCCAGCTCGGCCGCAGCAGCCAGCTCCAGCTGGTCGGCCGCCGCCATCGCCCGCGCGTAGAAACCACCGACGCCGCCCAACCCGCCAGCGCCTGCCTAGACGACCACCGGTGCCCGGTTCTCAGGCCAGACGATGATCGTCGTAGCGTCGAGGATGCGACCAATAATCGTCGCAACATCCCCCGTCGTCGACGGCGCCGTCTCCGTGTACTGCCCGTTGGACGTACCCTCGGCGCCGTACACCGCGCCGCCAGGCGTCGCCCCGCTGATGCGGCCGCCGATGACCGCCGCCGCCGCCGCCTCGATTTCGTCGCCGCTGACGCCGCCCTCCAGCGCCACAAGCCGGCCCTGGATCGCCGTGCCGACAGTCGCCAGCGCCCGCTTCCAGCCGGACGAGTAACCCAGCAGGTCACCCGCAACGACCGTCCCCGCCAGCGTTACCTTCACCTTGCCCGCGAACTCCTTGATGACCCCGCCCGTCTGCGCATCGGTAAGCGCCACGTCGAACCTCCTCTAGGCGACCACGTCGCCGCTGCTCACGCCGCCCAGCCGCGCCATCGCCAGGACCGAGAACAGCGCCAGGCCGCAGTAGAACTTGCAGCGCCACCGCGTCGCGTCCTTCGTCTCCAGCGCGCCCACGCTCTCGACCTGGACGCCGCCGTTCGTCAGGCCGGACAGCTGGCCCTCACCCACCTTCAGCGCGAAGATGGACGCGCCAGTGCCGCCCGTCGCCGCCGTCACCTCCAGCCCGCCGTTCGTGATCACCTCGGTGTGCAGCTGGTGGTCGTTAACCACGATCGGGATGCCGTCGTAGAACATGACGCGCTGCCCCAGCTCGCTCGGCTGGTAGGTCACCGGCGAGGTCAGCGACCGCGCGTAGGCGCTGATGCCGCGCCGCTGCGTCCGCGTCATCATCAGGAAGTCCGGCTTCCCCGGCCGCACCGCATCGATGACCTCGTCGAGCTTCTTCAGCGACAGCGCGCCCGGCGTCGTCGTCGTGCCCATCGCGAACGTCTGCGCCGCCGGGCCCTCCTCCTCCATCGCGTGCAACCCGTCGAAGCCGAGCGCGTCGACGGCGTCGTCGCCGTACACCGCCTCGTAGTCGAAGCGGTGCGCCACCGCCTTCGCCTTCAGCTCCAGCATCACCGCTTCGAGGTCCTGCACGTTCGCCCGCGTCTGCGCCAGGAACTTGTCGACGTCGGCGTCGCCGCCGAGAATCTTCAGCGCCGCGCTCTTCTGCTCGACCGTCGGCGTCGACTCCGTCCACGTACTGCCGACGGCGAAGAACTCAGCGCCGGCCAGCGTCAGCTCCCGGTTGTACTTCAGCGAGTTGCCGACCATCTCGATGAACGGCAGCCGCTCCAGCAGCCCGGACTCCTTGACGATCGCCTCGATGACGCCCTGCCGTACGACGTCGTTCGAAAGCAGCGCCGCCTGCGCCAGCGTAAGAGCCATCAGTTACCTCCCCCGCGCAACGACAACCCGTGCGCAATCTTCTCCGCCGCCGTCATGCCCGACACGTCCGCCTCCTGCCGCTCACCGGCGCCCGCCGGCACCCGCGCCGCCGCGTCCTTCAACGCCTGCACCTCAGCCCGCACCGCCACCAGCTCGCCAGCCGTCGAAGCAGACGCCGCCTCGAGCTCCGTCACGCGCGCCTGCGCCCCGTCTCGCTCGCCTTCGGCCTGGCGAAGCTGAACCAGCGTCTCGTCGCGCACCCGCACCACCTCGGCGCGAAGACCCTCCAGGGTCTCCTCGCCCTCTCCGTCCGCCATCGAGCACCTCCTCGCCTAAACGCCGCAAAGGTTAGCACACGTGAGCAACTACGCACGGCAGCGCCACACCCCCGGCACTGGCCGCGCTCCACCCCCGCGCCGGCGCTCGCTCCGGGTACGGCGGCACCGGTATAGAGTCTTCTAAACCTAGTGGTGGCGGCGCCGCCGGCCTCCGCTCGCGCCCGCGCCCACCCCGCCTGCGGGGACGCGCAGCCAGCGCCTAACCACCCTCACCACCCCACAGCCCGGCGGGGGCAGGGCCCCCTGCTCCCCGGCAGCGGGGGCAAGCCCCCTGCACCCAGGGGCACGCAGCGGGGGACGCCCCCTGCACCCCCGTCTCTGCGCCGCCCCACCACGCGCGCCGCCTAAGACCCCTGGCCAGGACGCCTAGTCTCGCGGTGCTCAGGGCTACGACGCGCAGACCGGCGCGCGCCCCACCGCACCGCCCGGCGGCCGCCGTTGTTGCAGGTTTCTCATTAGCGGTGGCGGCGGCCGCCCGGCGCGACCCGCAGCAGCCCAAAACGCTACGTTCAATCAAAACGCGGACTCGCCTGCGGCGCTGAAGGTGCGCGCTTCGCGCGCTTTTCTCGGCTACGCCCCCTGGCCGGCAGCAGCATGGCGGCGCACAGCCTCGCGGCGGGCGCGCGGCCCGTAAAGGCTAAACCCTCCTACGTCGGGCGGCTTCGCCGGCCTTTACTGGCCGCGCCCTACGGGCTTCGCGCCCGCCGCAGGCTTCAGGGCGCCGCCGCTGCCGGCCGGGGGCTGCTCCTCTTGGTGTCCGGCTTTCGTTTGGGGGTGTCCCGTGGTTTCTCCGTCCTGCGTCTGTCTCTCGTCGCCCTGTGCGTGCTCCTGTGCAGATTGCGGCGTCGTCGTCGGCTCGCCGGCGGCGTGCACCTGCGCCCGGTGCTGCGCCTGCTGCGCCAGCCGGTCCTGCTCGTCGCGCTGCTGCTGGCTCGGCCGGCGGGCGTCGGTCCAGTCCCTCGCGCGCCAGCTTAGAGGGGCAGGCTGGCGCCAACGCTGCCCTGACTGCCGCGGGCCCCTTGCCCGCGGTGAGGGCTGCCCGATCTGCGGCTTCCGCCACATCGAGGAGGCGGCCTGATGGAGCGCGTCCTAGCCCTCGCCTTCCTCCTCCTCTTGCTCGCGCTCTCGGCGCGGCAGCAGTTCACCGCGGCGGCGCCGCAGGAGCCGTTCCTAGAGATTCCTGCCTACGGCGCCTGCATGGTGAGCAACAGCACCGGCGAGCTGCGCGTTGAGTACTGCGAGCCACGCTGATGATCACCGGCCAGCGCGTCCAGGTCTCCTACACCAGCGAGTTCAGCGGCCGCGTCGTTTGGCAGGGGCGCGGCCGCGTCGTCGGCTTCGTCCTCAGCTCGTGCTCAGACGGCCAGTTCGTCAACACCGTCCCGCGCATCGTCGTCGAGTGCAGCGACGGGCGCTTCCGCTTCTGCACTACGAACGAAGTCAGCACCATCGTCCAGGAGGTAGCAGCATGAACGAGCCAATCACCATCGTCAGGGAGCGGGAGGACGGCCACCACACCGTCCGCGCCGCCACCACGCAGGAGGCGATCGCGCTCCTCTTCGAGCTCGAGGCGGCGCTCGGCTTCAAGCCGGACAGCCCCGTCCTCGTCCGCCGCAAGGACAACGCCCTGCCCGTCCAGGCCTCCGGCGCGCCCGGCGCCTGGCGCTGCCCCGCCCACCCACAGCGCGAGCCCAAGCTCGGCCAGAACGGCGCCTACTTCTACTGCTCGGCCCGGCCAGACGGCGTCAACTACTGCACGCAGCGCTCGGACGACGCCACCAGGAGGGCGGCCTAGCCATGCCGCGCCGCAAATCCACCCTCCGCCGCATGCCCCCGGTAACGCGCGACCTCGCCAGGCTCCAGGACGAGTTGAAGTCCGTCACGCGCCGCCTCGACCGCATCATCCAGCTCGTCCAGCTGGCCGAGCTCTACGCCTCGGCGTTCATCCGCCAGAACCAGGAGAAGCCCTCATGACCGGCTTCGGACTCTGAGCCCCACGTCCGAACCTACAGAGAGAGGCCCCCTTTCGGGGGCCTCTTCGCAGAAGAGCGACGGCGGGTGCTTAGACAACGCCCCGAGGAGAACCCCAGGAAGAGGTCCCCGCCCCGCTCGGACTGCCTTAACCTACCACGCCCGCGCCCTCGCGCTCGGCAGACTTTTGGTGGAGCTGGGGGGATTCGAACCCCCTACCTTTTGACTGCCAGGCAGGTGGTCACGTGACCATTTGACTCCTAGTCAAGTGGTCACTCCGAATCCAACCCCTTGACAGCACGCCCAGGCGGGCGCTACCTTTCGGGCGCTTAGACAACCAGCCTCGAAGGGAGACCCCGCCCATGGGCGCCCCCGCGCCACCCAGCCGACCCGATCTGCTACTATCCCTGCGCCCCCCCGAGCCAAGGAGACTCACCCGCCATGAGCCTCAAGGTCATGACGCTCGTCTGGCAGTCGTCGCCCCTCACCGGCGCCGGCCTACTCGTCGAGCTCGCGCTCGCCGATTTCTCCGACGACAGCGGCACCTGCTGGCCCTCAGTCCACACGCTCGCCCGCAAGGCCCGCTGCAGCGACCGCCAGGTCCAGCGGACACTCGACCAGCTGGTCAGGCTCGGCCGCCTGCGCCGCCAGGAGCGGCCGCGAGCCCGCGGCGACAACCTGACCAGCCTCTACCAGTTCCTGCTCACGCCGGAGCAGCTCGAACTTGGCGTCTAGCGCCGCGCAAATGTCACCCGATCCGTAAGAGATCTCCGAAAGCGCCGCAGCCAGGCCACCAGACGAAAACAGCCAGCCTCGCCGGCGGCGGCGACCAACGGGAGCCGGCGACGCGAGGGCCGCGCCGCCAGGCGCGAGCGGCCGCCGGGCACAAGGTACCTATTGTTAACGGTTCTATGACGGATCGGGTGACCTGGGCGTCACCCCCTGGTGACACGTGACCACCCCCCCGAACGTCCGCAGAAACGCCGACAGCGAGCTCGAAAAGCGCTGCAGCCGCTGCCGCGACTGGTGGCCGGCCGACCGCGAGTTCTACTGCAACAAGGCCAGGGGCACCCTCGGCCTCTCGCCCTACTGCCACGCCTGCGAGGCCGAACGCTCGAACATCCGCCGGCGCGCCGCCGGCGTACCGCCAAGGCGCCAGGAGCAGCCGGCATGAGGTGCGCCGCCTGCAGCCTCGACATCACCCTCGTCCCGCTCGAAGGCGGCCTAACCTTCACCGCCAACTCCGACGACGGCACGCCCCACAGGCTCACCTGCCCAAACGGCGACCGCCGGCTCCGCCGCATCCAGGAGCACGACTGCCGCTGCCCCTGCACGCCCATCGGCCTCGTCCGCTGCCAGGTCGTCTGGGACCGCGCCGGCGCCGTCCACACCTGCCTCAGCTGCAAAGGGCGCCGCTACGCCGGCCACCGCATCCACCTCACCAACGGCGACCTCGGCATCCAGGAGCGCCTCACGTGAAGCGCGTCAACACCGCCCAGGCGATCGGCGCCTTCCTCGTCAGCCGCGAAGGACGCGACTGCAGCGACCGCACGATCACCTGGTACCGCGAAATGCTGCGCCCCCTCGCCGAGGCCCACACGACCCTGCCGCGCGAGGCCTGGCAGCTCGACGCGACGCTCGCCGCCATCCGCCGGCGCACTACGAAGCGAAAGCGCCCGCCGGCAGCCGCCACGTACCTCGGCCACTGGAAGGCGATCCGCGTCTTCTTCCGCTGGATGCGCCGGCATCACGCCTGGACCGACCTCTACGAGGACATGGAGACGCCGAACCGCCACCGCAAGCTGCCCAAGGCGCTCACGAACGACCAGGTCGACCGCCTCCTCGCCGCCAACCACCACCACCAGCGCGACTACGTCATCCTCCAGACCCTGCTCGACACCGGCGTCCGCGTCGGCGAGCTCTGGAGCGTCGCCAAGGAGCACATCATCACCGGCCAGCAGCCGCACGACTGCCGCCTGCGAGTCGACGGCAAGACCGGCGAGCACCTCGTCCCAGCAAACGCCGACACGATCCGCCTCATCGCCCGCCTGCCCTATCACGACCGCTGGATCTGGACCAGCCTCACCCACCCCGGCCGCCGCCTCGCCGTCAACGGCCTGCAGCAAGCCGTGCAGCGCGCCTTCGCCCGCGCCGGCATGCGCGGCGGCCCCCACGTCCTGCGCCACACCTTCGGCACCCACTTCATCAGCAACGGCGGCAGCGTCCTCGTCCTCCAGCAAATCATGGGCCACTCGAACATCAAGACGACCCAGGTCTACATCGAGCTCGCCGCCCAGCAGACGGGCGACGAGCACGCCCGCTACTCGCCGATCTCGCAGCGCCTGCGCCTGGTCGCAGACAACAGCGCCGCCCAAGCGGCCGGGGCATCCTAGCCGCCGAGCGAATCTGAGCGAAAGGAGGAATCCATGTCAGAAACCGCAGTAGAAGACCCCACGGAGGAGCCGAAGACCAAGGAGCCGGAAGAGCCGGCCCAGGACGACGGCGACGCCGCCCAGGGCGGAAAGGAGGCCGACCCGGAACCGTCGAACGAGCCCTAGCTAACCAGAGGGCCAACATGGGCGCCGCCGAACCATGGCGGGAGCCGGCGGCGCCCACAAGCAAACGGAAGGAGCCGCACCCATGAACCCGTTCACGCCCGCGACCCTCACCATGCTCAGCAGCGAGGAGCTGCAGCAGGTCAGCTACGACTGCCTCAGCATCCTCCTCATGCGCAACCCACCCACCGGCGCCACGAAGACGACGCGCGACCAGATAAGCAAGACGCTCACCGAGCTCGCCCACATCGCCGAGATCGAGAGCGGCCGCCCGCCCATCCGCACGTTCCCCGCCGACAGGGCCCTCGACGAGAAGCCGCGCGACTCAGCCGAAGGCACCGGCCCACCCTTCGAGCTGCCGAGACGCCCGGACCGCGCCCCAGCCAATGCCTAGGGGCGGCCGCAGGCCCGGCGCCGGCGCCCCGGCCGACAACCTCAACGCCCTCAGACACGGCCGGCGCTCGCGCCAGCTGCGCGGGCTCTTCGTCGCCGCCACCCGCGGCGGCGCCCGCCGCACGATCGCCAAGGTCCTCGACGCCGCCCTGCTGCACATGGCCGGCCTGGTCAAGCGCCGCCGACGCAAAGCGCCATGAGCTCTTACCGCATCCGGACGAAGATGACCTGGGCCCGCACGCTCCAGGACCTACGCAACACCTTCCGCCTCTGGGGCGTCCAGGCCTGGGCCGCCGACCACCAGCGCGGGACGAACACCGCCACCGTGCGCTACTGCCCACCCGGCACGACCACCGCCATCGACCTAGCGATGAGCAAGCAGCCCACCCCAGAGGACAACCTGCGCGTCCTCTACCTCGCCGTCGACGCGATGCGCCTAAACGACCTGCGCGGCATCACCGACACCGTACGCGAGGCGTACCTGCAGCTGCCGGCCCCCACGACGGCGCGCGACCCCTACGAGACGCTCGGCGTCCGCTCAGACACGCCCCTCGAAGACATCGAGGCCGTCTATCGCAGCAAGGCGAAGCGCGCCCACCCCGACACCGGCGGCTCCGACGCCGAGATGCGCGCCCTGAACGAAGCAATGGACGCAATCCGAAAGGAGAAGCAAGCATGACGACCTGGAACCCGGACGCCACGCGGCGCACCGGCCCCGCCGCCAAGACCGGCTACCCCTTCGACACCACCAACGAGGCCCTCGGCGCCGTCGTCCACTCCGCCGAGGGCTACTTCGGCCCGGCGATGGACATCCTCGACGGCCCCAAACCCGTCAGCTGGCACTTCTTCGTCACCGGCCACGGCCAGCTCTTCCAGCATTACCCGCTCGAAGCCGTCACCTGGCACGCCGGCCTCGAGGCGAACCTCCGCTACGTCGGCATCGAGTGCGAAGGCGTCGCCGGCTCGCCCCTAGGCGACAGCCAGCTCCGCGCCCTCCAGGCGCTCCTGCTCTGGCTCAAGGCAACGCGCGGTTGGCCGTCCCTCAGCCGCGGCGTCACCCTCTTCGAGCACAACGAGTTCATGGCCACGGCCTGCCCATCGGGCCGCATCCCCTGGGGCGACCTCGCGGAGGCGAAGCCCGCACCCGCGACGTTCAAGCCCGGCGAGCTCGACTACCTGCGCGCCCTCATCTCCGCCGGCCAGTTCGTCCGCCTCGGCTACGACCTGCGCAACCTCCACCCGCTCGACAAGGTCTCGCTGCGCCGCATCGCGGAGCTCGCCGGCTAATGCCCCGCAGCTTCGAAATCCACCCCAGAAGCGAAGCGCCGCCCATCTTCACTTCGAAGTGGCAGGAGCTGACCGAGCCGCTGCGCAAACTCCAGGCCGACGAGGCCCTGCTCGTGCTCCTCGAACCCGGCGAGACGCCCCAGAACCTGCGCCGAGGCCTCGGCCTCTTCGCCAAAAGCCTCGGCTGCGAGACCCGGCGCGACAGTCAGGACCGCGGCATCTGGATCCTCAAACGCCACCCTTTAGACGCTACGCGATCGCACGGCGGCGCTCGCCCTGCCCGCGCTGCGCCGGCCGCCTCATGACCAACCCCGACGGAGACCGCCAGTGCATCAACTGCGGCCACGTCGTCTACCCGCCACCCCTTGAAAAGACGCGGAGCCCCACGCACAACAGACAGCGGCTATAATGCGCCCACCGTGAGCAACGCCGCCCTCTTCATCGCCGTCCTCTCCCCCTCAGCCGCCCTGGCCATCGGCGCACTGACCGCCGGCTACGGCCCCACCGCGCTCCTCAGCGCCGTCGTCGGCGCCGGCGCCCTCGCCGCCGGACTCGCCATCGGCTACGCCTGGGGCGCGATCACCAAGCCGTGAACATCAAGCGCGGCGTCCTGCGCGCCTTCGACAGCGGCAGCTACGTCGCCACCGTCCAGCTCGACGGCAGCCTGCCGACCTACGTCACGGTCCCGACCTCGCGCGCCATCGCGTCCGCCGAGATGACGGCCGGCCGCAAGGTCGCGGTCCTCTTCTTCGACGAAGGCAACCAGAACGACGCCGTCCTAACAGCCGTCTGGACCTAAAAAACGCCGCCAGCGGGCTCCAGGACGGTTCAGACTCGCTTCTACGCGCTCCCCAGGGTCAGCGTCATCTCGTAGCGCCCGCGCTTCGTCTCGTAGCGCCAGCTCAGCCCCCGCACCCGCCGCTTCGCGCTCGACAGCCCCGCCTCGGCGTCGTTGACCGTCACCACGTCCCACAGCTCCTGGCCGCAGTTGACGCCGAAGACCGCGATCTCATCGCCTCGCTCGCGCAGCTCCGCCGCCCGCAGCTCGTAGCCGGCGCGGTCGCCCGCCTCGCCAGCCGAGTCAAGGTTGAGGTCAAGCACCTGCGCGACGCGCTCGCCGGCGGCGGCGATCTCCGCGAAATCGAAGGCCTCGTTGAAGACGCCGGCGCCGACCACCCGCGCCCGGTTCACCGCCGGCCCCAGGTCGCGGTAGCGCGACGAGACGACGGCGTGGCCGGCGCCGTACTCATACTCGGAGTCGTCGGCGGCCTGGGGGTAGAGGCTGACCAGCTGGCCGCCGCGGAAGTAGACCTCGTCCGGCACCATCGCCAGCAGCCGCCGCACCGCCGTCGCGCCGCTCTCGCCCGGGTGGATCGTGAACGCCGGCTTGAAGCTGCCCATCGTCGCGCTGTAGCTCAGCGTATTTACGTCGAGGCCGGCGCGGGCGCAGACGAACAGGAGGAGCTGCGACACCGTCTTGACGTTCAGCGCCCACTCGAACTGGCGCCGCGCCCGCCAGCGGTCGAGCAGCCACCAGCCGTCCCGCGCGTTCACCACCAGGCGCCGCTCCGGACCCGTGATGTACTCCAGCGACTCGACCCAGTAGGCGCCGAGCTCGGTCGGCAGCTCGGCGCCGGCGCTCGTCCGGTAGCCGGGGTTCAGCCGCAGCCGGCAGCCGCGCTGCAGGACGCTCGGCGAGCCACCGAAGTAGTAGTCGGCGAGGGCGCCGCTCGGGTCGGCGAGGACGACGCGCGCCCGGCCGCCCCCTGAGCCGTCGACCTCGACGGAGGCCTCGACGACGTCGGCGCTCATGTCGGCGTCGACGAACGAGGGCGACTCGCCGCTCCAGACGCCGGCCGGCGCCGAGAGCCACAGGTAGCCGCCCAGGCTGCGGGCGCTGCAGGCGACGCCGGTGCCGCCCGTATAGTCGAAGGCCACCGGCTCCGACCACAGCTCCTGGTTGAAGTTCTGGCCCGCGTCCATCGTCGCGTACTGCAGCCGGTCGTACGCCTGCGTGCCGGTGTACTTCTCGACGAAGAAGAGGCGCCAGGCGCCGAGGTTCTCGACCGCCGGGTACTCGTAGCCCACGCCGCTCGCCGCCGCCGCCGTCGTCAGCTCGTGCAGCGCGCTCCAGGTGTTCGCCGCCTGGTCAACGTCGTCGCCGTAGATGCAGGTCCAGACCTTCGGGTCGAGGCTCGTCAACGCCGTGCCGCAGACCACGACCTGCCAGTCGCCGGCGAGCCCGTAGCGGCAGGCGATGCCGTCCACGTCGGCGACGCTGTTCGTCCAGGCCGTCCGCGTCCCCCAGGAGGAGCCGTTCCAGCGCGAGCGGTAGACGACGTCGTTCTCGCCCCAGAAGACGACGATGTCGCCGCTCGGCGCCATCGCCGCGGCGAGGTGAGTCTTCGCCCCGCCCGCCGTCGTCACGGTCGCCGCCGAGCCCCAGCTGGCGCCGTTGTCCGCGCTCGTCTTGACCTTGAGGTTGACGTTGCCCGCCTCGACGTAGAACAGGTAGACCGTGGCGCCGGCGCCGCCCGCCAGCGCCACGCCGTTCTGCGTGCCGATGGCGCCGTGCGAGGTCCACTGCGAGAAGTCGTCGCCGGGCCCAGGCGTCGTCACCCGCTGCGTGTAGAGCACCTCCGTCGACGGGTCGACGCGCGCCCTGACGAGGGAGCCGTCGCCGGCGCCGGCGACGGCGCCGCGGCCCTCAGGCTCGGAGCCGGTGTAGTGGCGCGTGAAGCGGATGCGCGACCGGTCGCCGTAGTAGTCGGAGAGCTCAGCCTTGACGTAGGGGGCGCCGGAGGCGCCCTTCTGCGCCGCCAGCAGCGTCGACGACAGCTGCTTCATCGTCTTTGCCCGTTTGCCCGTCTGCCTGTCCTGAGCCCCGTCGAAGGGCCCGTTTGCCAGATTGCCCGTTTGCCCGTTTGCCCGAGGGGGGATGCGGCGGGGCGGGGCCTCACGGCTCCCACTGCACCACGTCGCGCCCCGCCAGCCCATCCGGCCGGAACAGCGCCGCCACCCGCAGCCGCGCCCGATCGCCGAAGCCGTCCAGCAGCTCCTGAAAGCGCCGCAACTGCGCACTACCCCAGGCGCGGTAGCCCTCGGCCGCCTCGACGCCGGCCACGTTCGCCCGGTTCGTCGCGAAGTTCGCCCACTCCAGCGCCGCGTAGCCGCCG